GTAGTCGCTTTCCCATTGCCCAGTGCAGACATCTGCACCGGGTCTTGGAAAACCGATTAAGAGGAACCCATGGGACTGACACTCAAAGTCGCACCCGCTGCCGAGCCGGTCACGCTGGCCGAGGCCAAGCTGCACTGCAAGGTCGACGTCGCCGATGACGACACGCTGATCACCGCGCTCATCACCGCCGCGCGCCAGCAGGCCGAGCACCGCACCAACCGTGCGCTCGTCACGCAGCAGTGGGAGCACACGCAGGAGGCGTTCACCGACCTGATCCAGTTGCCGAAGCCCAGCCTTGTCACGGTTGAGTCGGTCAAGTATCTCGATGAAGACGGCGCACAGCAGACGCTGGCCGATACCGAATACCAGGTCGTCATCAGCGAGCTGGTCGGCTACCTCCAGCCCGCCTATGGCAAGACCTGGCCCGCCTGCCGCATTCAGCCCGATTCCGTCGTCGTCGCCTACACCTGCGGCTACGGTGCCGCCGCTGACGTGCCGCAAAGTATCAAGGCTTGGATGCTGATGGCGATCAGCACCATGTACGGCCAGCGCGAAGCCATCATCACCGGCACCATCGTCGCCGAAGTCCCGCGTGGATTTTTCGCCGGATTGCTCGATCCGTACTGGGTGCCGGGGCTGTAATGAGCTTGCCTGCCGCTGGCGAGCTGAACCGCCGAATCGTCATCAAGGGCTGGCAAGACATGCCCGCGATGGGTGGCGGCATCACACAGACATTTGATGCCGGCAAGCCAGCCTGGGCGGAGCACCAGCCCGTCGGCGCTGCGATCTTTTTCGGCACCAAGCAGATCGAGGAGGGCGTCACCGACCGCTTCATCATCCGCCGCAGCGGTGAGCTGAACGAGCGCACCATCACCGGCGAACATGTGATCGAGTGGGATGGCCAGCGCTACCGCGTGAGGCGGGCCAGCGATCTGGAGGGCGCGCGCAAGTTCGTGATGATCGAGACGGAGAACATCGGTAATGTCTAACCAAACGTTAGAAACGAACGTCACGATCAGCGGATTCAGCCGCATCGATTTTGACCGCCGCAAGGTGCGCAAGAGCATGCGCACCCTGGGTCGTGACGTACAGAAAGAAGCGCGCAGACTGGTTGCGCGCCGCGCGATATCCGGTGCAGGCGAATACCCAGGGAGGCAGACCGGGGCTTTGTGGCGTGCCATCAAAGCGAAGGTATCCCGCTCTGGTTTCATGGTAGTCGTCAGGCCGCAAAAGACAGCAGAGATGGACTTCTACTATCCGGCTGTTCTGAACTCTGGCAGTGAAAAGATGAACATCAAAGCCCGCAAAAACTACATGACCGACGCGCTTGACCGCCGCCGCGAAAATTCACGCCGCGTATTGCGCGCCACACTGCAAGACGCACTGATCCCGAGGAAGTAATGGACATCAATTCAGTCATCGCCGCGATCAAAGAGCGCTGCGCAAGTTTTGACGGGAACGTGGCCGGTGCCGCCGAATACAAGCGCCTGCCCGAGACGGCCAATCTCGATATGCCCGCAGCCTACGTTATCCCCATGGACGACGAAGTCGGCGAGCAAGCGAGCAATAACGGCTACCGCCAACCATTGACCGACGCCATCGCCGTCGTCGTCGTGCTATCGAATGCAGTCGACGAACGCGGACAAGGCTCCATCACCTCAGTGCGCGCCATCCGCTCTGAACTATGGAAAGGCCTGCTGGGATGGGAGCCGGATACCGACCACGGCCCGATCAGTTACGAAGGCGGAAACCTGATCGACCTGGACCGCGCCCGCCTGTACTACCAGTTCGAATTCAGCGCCGAAACAGAGATCGCCGAAGAAGACACCTGGCGTGCCACCCGCAATGCAGCGTTGCCGGCGCTGACGACCACAAGGCTCACCGTCGACGAACCTGCCGGCACGACAGAAGTCAGCGCAACCCTCACACATCAACAATAGGAGACACCCATGGCACAAGTAAAACCCACCCCCGGCCGGGAAGTTCCCGACCCGGAGAAGGGCGGCTTCTTGCCGCCCGAAGGTCGCGCAGTCGAAGCGACCGCCTACTGGCTGCGCCGCATAGCAGATGGCGACGTGACCGAAGTCGAAGCAAAACCCACCAAGCGCAAAGGAGCTGAAGCATGATCTCGTTCAACAACATCCCGGCAAACGTCCGCGTGCCGCTGTTCTATGCGGAGATGGACAACAGCGCAGCGTCCTACTTCAGCCAAACCCTGCGCACCCTCATCATCGGGCAGAAGCTGGCTGCCGGCGTCGCCGTCGCCAACACGCCCATCCTGGTGAGCCGCACCGACGAAGCCAAGAACCAGTTTGGCATCGGCTCCATGCTCGCCCGCATGCACGAGGTTTACCGCGCGAACGACATCGCCGGCGAGATCTGGTGTCTGCCATTGGAAGACAACGCCGCCGGCGTCGCCGCGAACGGCACGCTCACCGTCACCGGGCCCGCAAGCGAATCCGGCACGATCAATCTGTACATCGGCGCGCAGCGCGTACAAGTCGCCGTCACGTCTGGCGATGCCGACACGGTCATTGCCGCCGCGATCAATGCCGCGATCAATGCCGACACAACCCTGCCCGTCACCTCCACCGTGCTGGCCGGCGTCGTCACCGTTACCGCGAAGCACAAAGGCAGCCTGGGCAACGCCATCAAGCTGCAGCTCAACTATCGCGGTCTGGCCGGCGGAGAAAAAACCCCGACGGGTGTCGCCATCGCCATCGTCGCCATGTCGGCCGGCGCCACCGACCCGGTGCTCACCACCGCACTGGCCGCCATGGGTGACGACGAGTACGACTTCATCATCCTGCCCTACACCGACAGCACCTCGCTCGATGCACTGCAAACCCTGATGAACGACACCACTGGTCGCTGGGCATACAACAAGCAGATCTACGGCCATGTGTACACCGCCAAGGCAGACACCTTCGCCAACCTCGTCACGCTCGGCACCGGCCGCAACGACCAGCACGCCACCATCGCGGGATACGAAGCCGCCGTGCCGAACACGCCCTGGGACTACGCCGCCGCCTACGCCGCGCGCAACGCAGCCTACATCGCAGTCGACCCGGCACGCCCCACACAGACCGGACAACTGATCGGCATCCTGCCCGCACCCGCCGGCAGCCGCTTCATCAGCACCGAGCGCCAGACGCTGCTCAGCTCCGGCATCGCCACCAGCTATGTCGGCGGCGGCGCAGTGCGTGTCGAGCGTGCCATCACCAGCTACCAGGTGAACAGCTTCAGCATCGCCGACCCGTCCTATCTGGACAGCGAAACACTGCACACCCTGGCCTACATCATCCGCCGCCTGCGCAGCATCATCACCAGCAAGTATCCGCGCCACAAGCTGGCAGATGACGGCACGCGCTTCGGCGCAGGGCAAGCCATCGTCACCCCCAGCGTCATCCGTGGCGAGCTGCTGGCCGAGTACGCCAACCTGGAAGAGGCAGGCATCTGCGAGAACTTCAAAGCCTTCTCCGCCAACCTCATCGTCGAACGCAACGCAGACGACCCGAACCGCCTCGATGTTCTGCTGCCGCCGGATCTGGTCAACCAGCTCCGCGTGTTCGCCGTGCTCGCCCAGTTCCGCCTGCAATACTAAGCGCACACACCAACCCCACAGGCCCGGCATGACCGGGCATTTTTATTAGGAGAACGCAATGAGCAAAAGACTGGCAGGCACCTGCTATTTCAAGGTAGACGGCGAACAGCTCGAAGCCTCGGGTAAGATCGAAGCGCCACTCACCAGCGTGAATCGCTCCACGCTGATGTCCACCACTGGCGTCGCCGGATACAAGGAAGAACAGCGCACGCCCTACATGAAGGCCACCCTGTTCGTCGGCAGCACCTTCCCGCGTGAAAAGCTGGAAGAGACCGACGACATGAGCATCACCACCGAGTTTGCCAACGGCACGGTCTACACACTGTCCGGCGCATACGTCGTGGGCGAGCCCAGCTATGACAGCGAAGCCGGCACCGCCGAGTACGAGTTCAACGGCATCAAGGGCATCTGGCAATGAGCACCATCAAGCTGAGCAAGCCGATCAAGGTGCACGACAAGGACGTGGAAGAGATCGAACTGCGCGAGCCCACCACAGCAGACGTGATGGCATGCGGCTATCCGATGTCGATCGGCGACGGCACTGCCACGCCCAAGGCCGATGTGATCGGCGCACTGATCGCCCGCCTGGCGAGCATCCCGCCATCCAGTGTCAAACAGATGTCGTTGCCAGACTTCAGCAAAGCGATGACGGAGATTCTGGGTTTTTTCGGGGAATAGACGGCGAGCTGCTGGAAGACAGGGCATTCGAGGTCGCCTACTTTTGGCGGCTCGATCCGTCGCAAGTGTTGGCACTGCCGCTGTCGAGATTGATGCAGTACGAGCAACACGGCAGGCGCATCGCAGAGATACAACAAGAGGAGCAGTGACGTGGCAGACAAGTTCCAGCTCAAAGCAATCATCAGCGCGGTCGACAAGCTCACGCCGACGCTCAAGGGCATCCAGCGTTCTGTCCGCCTCACCTCGAAGACCATCCGCGATGTAGGCGGGGCGGGCGGTGAACTGCTCACCAAGATCGGTCTATCTACCGCCGCGCTCACCGGCGGGCTCGCCTTCTCGATCAAGAAGATCGTGGACGTCAGCAGCGAATTCGAACGCTACCGCACCATCCTAGAAACCATCGAAGGCAGCTCCGACAAGGCGCGCAAGTCGATGGACTGGGTGCAAGACTTCGCCGTGAAGACCCCATATGAGTTGAACCAGGTGACGGATGCTTTCGTCAAGCTGAAGGCCTACGGCATCGAACCTCAGAACGGCGCGCTGATGTCCGCAGGCAATGCCGCCGCCGCGATGGGCAAGGACGTAATGCAAGCCGTCGAAGCGCTGGCCGATGCCATGACCGGCGAGAACGAGCGCCTCAAGGAATTCGGCATCAAAGCCAGCAAGGCCGGCGACACCATCGTGTACACCTGGACCGAGAACGGCAAGACCATGGCCGCAAAGGCCAAGGCCAGCAGCAAAGAGATGATCGAATCGACCATCACCGGCATCTGGAACCGTCGCTACGGCGGCGCGATGGATAAGCTGTCCGGAACGTGGACGGGCATGTGGTCGAACCTGATGGACCAGATCACCAAGTTCACCAAGATGATCGGCGACTCGGGCATGTTCGACATGCTCAAAGAGCAGCTGCAGGGCGTGCTTAAGCTGGTGGACCAGTGGGAAAAAGACGGCACGCTCAAGAAAGTCGCCAAAGAGATCTCCGACGGTCTGGTCTCCACGCTCAAGGAACTGATCACCTGGATGCGTCAAGTGGACTGGCGCGGGTTCGTTTCCGACGTTCGCGACATTGTTGTCGGCATCAAGGATCTGGTCACCTGGCTGGGCGGCATGAAGAACGTGCTGATCGGCGTCGGTGTCATCCTGCTGGCGGGTCCGCTCGGCGCGCTGCTCTCCATCGTTGGTACGCTGTGGCGCTTCGGCGCGGGCATGCTCAGGATCATCGGCGGCTTCAAGGCGATCGGCACCGCCATCATGGTGGTCGGCCGCATCTTTGCCATCGTCGGTCGCTTGTTCTTGCTCAACCCCATCGGGCTGGTCGTCACCGCCATCGCTGCCGCCGCCTACCTCGTCTACAGCAACTGGGACACCATCAAAGGCTGGTTCGTTGACTTCTTCACCTGGCTGCCGAAGAAGATCGGCGAGGTCGCGGCATGGTTCGCGGATCTGATCCCAGACTGGATGCGTGAAATGTTCTCCGGCGGCGCATCGATCACCAGCAACCAGACCACATCGCAAATTTCAGGTAGTCGTTCATCAGTCTCTCCGGTGGACGGCGCATCGATCACCAGCAACCAGACCACATCGCAAACGTCTGCACGCAGCCCCTTGCTGGGCGCACGCACGCAACTCAATGGCGAGATGGTCGTGCGCTTCGAGAATGCACCGCCGGGCATGCGTGCCCAGCCGGGCAGTACGAATCAGAGCGGCATGCGCATGAATCCGGACGTCGGATATCGCAGCCTGGGAATGGCGGGGTAAACCATGAGCTGGAAAGACAACCTGCAGCAGGCCAGCTTTCGCGGCATCACCTTCCATGTCGAAGGTGATGACCTCGGCGTAGGCCGCCGCAGTCAGACGCACGAATACCCCGGACGTGACAAGCCGTTCACCGAAGACATGGGGCGCGCCACCCGCAAGGGCAGCATCGAAGCCTTCCTGATCGGTGCAGACTACATGGCCGCGCGTGACCGGCTGCTGAGCGCCTTAGAGCAGGGCGGCGCTGGCGAGCTGGTGCACCCGTGGTATGGCCGCATGACGGTCAATATCGACGACGGCTGCCGCGTGCGCCACAGCGCCAAGGATGGCGGCTACTGCGCCGTCACCATCAGCTTCGTCGAAGCGGGCGAGCTGGCCTTCCCCTCTGCAGCCGAATCCACAGCGGCGCAGGCGCTGATCGCCGCCGAAGCGGCCAAGGCCGCATCGCTCACCGAGTTCGAAAAGTTCTTCACGATCGGCGGGCTGCCATCGTTCGTGCAGGACAATGCGCTCGCATCGTTCGGCAAGACCATGCGCACACTGGAAGCGGGCATGCTCAATCTGCGCAGCGTCAACAAGGTGGCAATGGCCGCGCTGAATGGTGACCTCAGCGCGCTGCTGCCGAACAGCTACTCGCTGGCCAATCGCTTCTACGGACTCTTCACGCAGGCAGAAGGACTGATCTCAGGTGCCGATGCAGACGAGATCAACCAGGCCACGGCCGGGGCGACCGTCGGCGCGGTCGCACTTTTCCCGGTACCGGCTGCCACCACAGGCGGCACCGCCGCCAGACAGCAAAGCAACACCAACGACGACGCCATCGCCACACTGGCCAGCGGCGCGCTGCTGGTGCAAGCCGCCGGCATGACATCGCTGATGGCGCTGCCAGTGTTCGAGGATGCCGCCCGGTTGCGCACCGAGCTGATGCGCGCACTGGACGCACACTGCCAGCGTGTGCAGACAGACGAATCCTTCGCGGCCTTCCGCGATCTGCGCAGCAAGGTGCACCAGGACATCACCCGCAAGACGCGCAGCGCTGCCCGCTTGCGCGAGTTCACACCGCTCGAAGTGTCGCCTGCCATCGTGCTGGCCTACGACCTGTATGAAGACACCAGCCGCGAAGCCGAGATCATCGCGCGCAACAAGATCCGCCACCCCGGATTCGTGCCCGCGCAGCCGCTCAAGGTGCTGACAGCATGACGCAGGCAGATGACGTTACCCTGCGGGTGAACGGCGCAGACTTCGGCGGCTGGAAGGAAGTGGAGATCTCCGCCGGCATCGAACGGCAAGCGCGCGACTTCAGCTTGTCGGTCACCAGCCAGTGGCCGGGCGCGACAGACCTGCCGCGCCGAATCTCACAGGGCGATGTGTGCGAAGTATTCATCGGCGATGACAAGCTTCTCACCGGCTATGTTGACGCCACGCCCATCCGCTACGACGCCAAGTCCATCAGCGTCGGCGTGAAGGGGCGCAGCAAGACGGCGGATCTTGTGGACTGTTCGGCTATCTACAAGACCGGGCAATGGACGAATGCGCGGATAGAAAAGATCGCCGCCGATCTGGCCGCACCGTTCGGCATCGAGGTATTGGCCGAAGCTGATACAGGCGAGGTGATGGTACAACACCACATCACAGAGGGAGAGTCTGCCTTCGAGTGTATCGACCGCATGCTCACCGCACACCAGCTGCTCATCACCGACGATGCGCTGGGTCGCGCGGTATTCATCAAGACCGGCTCCGGCGGGCGTGCCGTGACCGCTTTGGAGTATGGCAAGAACATCCTGTCTGCCGACTCATCGCTGGACTTTAAGGATCTGTTCCAGACCTACATCGTCAAGGGGCAGCGCTCAGGCAATGATAATGACCACGGCGATCCGGCATGCAGTGCCAGAGCAGAAGTGCCCGACACCGGCATCAAGCGTTACCGCCCGCTAAAGATCAAGCAAGACGGCCAAGTGACGAACCAGATCTGCGCCGACCGCGC